AGTCCATTGAGAACCCTTTCAACGGCTCTCCTGGCTTTGGTCGCAAGGTTACATGCACCATTCAGCGCAATGGTGACTTAATCTACCGCATCTACCTCCAGGCCACTCTACCCAAGGTGTCCCTACAGAACACTGACGGCTCTGGTGCCCAGTTCCGCTGGCTCAACTGGGTTGGTCACAATCTAGTCAAGAACGTTGAGCTAGAGATTGGTGGTCAGCGCATCGACAAGCACTATGGTGACTGGCTCCAGATCTGGAATGAGCTCACCCAGGAGGCTGGCAAGCAGGCCGGCTATGCCAAGATGGTTGGCAACGTGCCCCAGCTAGTCAATCTGCTAGTTCAGGGTGGTGAGGATTGCGACAATGACTGCAGCGGCGGTGAGCCCAACAGCTCCAATGAGTTCCTCATGTGCGCCCCTGAGTACACGCTATACATTCCTCTACAGTTCTGGTTCAATCGCAACCCTGGCCTTGCTCTACCTCTAATTGCTCTCCAGTACCACGAGGTCCGCATTAACCTAGAGTTCAACGATCTACGCAACCTATGCTATGACCAGACTCCTTCTCTAGGCAACGTACACACGATCCGCGACCGTGTAGCCGCTGCTGGCCTAGTCGCCGCCTCCCTCTATGTAGACTACATCTACCTAGACACGGACGAGCGCCGCAAGTTCGCCCAGGTAAGCCACGAGTACCTCATTGAGACTCTACAGTTCACGGGCGGTGAGTCCATCACGAGCGCAAGCAACAAGCTAAAGCTCAACTTCAACCACCCTTGCAAGGAGCTAATCTGGGTTGTCCAGCGCGATTCCTTCGTAAGCTGCGAGGACGCTGTCATCGCCCCCTGGAAGGGCCAGCAGCCCTTCAACTACTCTGACTGGTGGGACCGCGCCGTCCTAGAGTCTGGCTACTCCATGACTCGCGTCGAGGGTCTTGCCGGCAACAACCCCACGATCACGGCCCTTCTACAGCTAAACGGCCACGACAGGTTCCAGGTTCGCGAGGGACGCTACTTCAACGAGGTCCAGCCCTACCAGCACCACACCAACGTCCCTGCCGTTGGTATCAACGTCTACTCCTTCGCTCTCCAGCCTGAGCAGCACCAGCCCAGCGGCACATGCAACTTATCTCGTATTGATAACACGACGCTCCTACTAACGGTCTCCAACAACGCTGTTGGCAGTGCCACGAGCGCCACGGTCCGCGTGTATGCCACGAACTACAACGTGCTCCGTATCATGAGCGGTATGGGCGGCCTTGCCTACTCCAACTAAACGTGGAATCTATCCAGTGGTTTCTTCCTATACAAAAATTTCACATTCATCTAGAATACTAGACGAATATGAGATCTACAGATAACACTTAACGCACATCCCTCCACATCAGACTATTTGACCCAAGTTCCTCAGGCCACCAGTAAGGAACAGTTCGTGTAGCCACTGTTACCTGACGAGCCTGTCTTAGTTCAGGATTAATCGACTCGACGACTTCTTTCATTATCTTTTTATCGATGTGACCACCTCTATTTAGAGCAAGAACAAATTCAGTAGCAATTCTTCTCTTTGGATCTCCAGGGACTCTTGGCTGTCCAGAAGCCCTCGGTTCAATATGCCTCGTAGCAATTCTTAGAATGCCAAGAAGTTCAAGGAGAGAAATATCAATTCTCGGCTCCCGATTCATGGCTAGTTTAAAGGCAAATACGATTCAATTTTTTATATATTCTTCTATTAGATAAATGTATAATAGAACGCGTATTGATCCAATGGAAAAGTTGACAAATACCTCTCCAGAACTTGCTTCTCTTTTAGCAAATACATTGAAGAAAAGGGAAACATTGTTTAGTGAGCATCTAGCACAAAGAGAACTACGTAAAAGCTTTAGTCATCCACATTTAAGAACACCAATACAAGATAAGGTAATGATAAAACCTAAACACTTAAGTGTTATGGAATTTAGAAAACAATTAATTACTCAATATGTTAAGAATGAAACGCCTACACATAATGAGAATACAGTTATGTCTATACCTACATATTTATCATCAAGTGGTACAGTTACTGTGCGACTTACAAGTGGGCTAGGAAACTGGATATTCAAGATTCTAGCAGGCCTCGGATACGCAGAGAAATATGGAAAACAATTCGTAATAACTAGAAATAATATACAATATATTATTACCAAGCCACATGAACAAGGTTTATTAGAGAAAATTACAAGGATTTTTCCAGATATTCCTATTGTAGATTCAGTGCCGAATCCTTCATGCATTATAGAAAAAACACAATTTAATTATTCTCCTCTAGAAGCTTGTAGTTCAAATGTAGTTTTACATGGATATTTTCAGGATGAAAAATATTTTCCCTCTGATAAGTTAATACCTACAATTAAAACGGCATATTATCCTGATACATACTTTGTTCATATAAGAGCAGGAGATTATCTTGGATCTTCAGAGTTTGGCCTTGATTTAGTAAAGTACTATAAGAATTGCTTTTCTTTATTAGATCCCAGTATAAAATTTACTGTATTCTCAAATGACAATAAGTATGCTGAAACTTATATGAAACAATTCGGAGTTTCATATACTCTTTCTGATAAGGTGGATCAAGTGGATACCTTGATTGAGATGGCTAATTGCGCAGGAGGTATTTGTGCGAATTCCTCCTTTAGTTGGCTAGCTGGTCTATTTCAGAATTCAACTAGACGTCAAATCTTCATGCCTTCTACATGGATGAAGAATGGGAATTGTTCAGGTATCTATCCCACTTGGGCTACAGTCATTTCTGTAAATGCAATGGAACATTGTATAGTAAAATCTCCCGTTAAACCTATGGTAATAAATACTATGTATAAGCTTGAAGAATGGCAGATATTGAAAAAAGATACTAAAACACTTATTGTTCAGGCAAGTAGTATATGTGGAGGGGACTTATGGATGCCATTTCCAATTGGAATGAGTTGGCAGTATGTGAAATATTTTAATAATACAGATAAATGGCAAATTGGTAAGCATGAACATTTAGTCCTCCTTGCGATTAGTAGTAGCACGGATTCTAGAAGAAGACCCTCTGGAATAAATAGAAAAAGTATACTAGATACTCTAGAAAAAAAGGGGATTACTAATATTCAATTGCGCGATGAGGCATATTTTTCTTCCTTGCTAAACTATAAATTTGTAATATCTCCAGAGGGAAATGGTATTGATTGCCATAGACATTACGAGGCCTTATTAGCAGGATGTATACCTATTATGGAATACAATGATAAGATTCAAGAAAAATATAAAGGATTACCCATTTTATATACAAAAGATTATTCTGAAATTACTCTAGATTATCTTGAGCAAAAATATAAGGAAATGAAAGGTATAAAGTATGACTTTAGCAGATTATTCTTGTCATACTATTCTATAGAACAACAAGAGGAAATAAAGAAATGTGGTAATTACTGGATAAAAAAATGCTGTGGTAAAGATAAAGAATGGTATATACCTAATATAGTATGGATAACCTTAATAAATAAAGGTTACGTCGATTTTACTAAAAACTTTCTAGAATCAATGCGACGTAATAATTGTATATTTCCACTAATAGTATATTGTACAGATAATGAATCATTGGAAAGTTTTCAATCTTATTCAAATGTAACGTGTGTCGATGCCAAGCCTTTTCTAAAATTTGAAGTAAGCGTATCACTAACTAAATGGGCGCATGCAGATTACAAGAAACTTGTTTTCGCAAAATTAGATGCAATTAAATATGCCGTGTCTCAATACCCAGGCTCATATATTGGTTATATAGATACCGATATTATTTTATTTAAGAATCCAACTGACACTATTCTTAATACATTTAAATCTAATCCAGATGCTATATTTGTAAGTCAATGCGATGAGCCAAACTCACTGTGTTCTAATACAAATAATTGCCAACATATTTGCTCTGGTGTTATTGTATTTAAAAATACAAATATAATAAATAAGGTATTAGAATATACGGATTTAGATCTAAAGATATTAAGTGGTGATCAAGAGTTTATAATGATTATGGCAAAAAGAAATAATATAAAACATATAACGATAGAAAAGAATATATTTTTAAATGGTGTATATCCAGGTGTAAATAATTTGAATGTACCACTTATCGTTCCTTCTTCGGCCGATCTAATTCATTATAATTATCTTGTTGGCAGTAACAAAATAAATCTTATGAAGAAAAATAATATGTGGTTTATTTAGAGATAATTAAAATACTGTAAGTATTACTTAAAGGTATAAGTTTTTGTTAAATCATATGAAGCTCGTAGACTTCTATAATGAAACAGTAAAGAAAAATGATAATCAGACTGGTGGCTGGGGGTCTATTTATTATGGGGTCTTAACAAGGGTGATAAATGATAATAAGTTTAAGAATGTTGCCGAGGTTGGTATAGGGTATGGAACACATGCGAAGTATATTTTAAAAACAACAAATATAGAAAAACTTATATTAGTTGATCCTACAAAGTATTATCCAAACGATGGATTTGCCACCGATATTATGAATCAGGAGGCAGAAATTCCTGGTAATAATTTCAATGAATTATACGATTTAATTAAGAAGGAACTAAGCCCATGGAATGACAGATATACGTGGTTTAGAAAGGAAAGTTTAACAATAACCAATGACGATGTTCCAGATGAAAGCTTAGATTGTGTTTTTGTAGATGGAGACCATTCCTATGCGGCAGTAGTAAAGGACCTCCCATTTTGGTGGAATAAGGTTAGGTCTGGTGGTAAGTTATTAGGCGACGATTATTGGATGCCAGAAGTAGCTAAGGCAGTTCATGAGTTTGCCAATAGTAAGGGATTAAATGTAGAATTTTTATATAAGGATGGATCTAAGTATAAGATTTTTTGCTTTACGAAGCAATAACTAATTTGGCTCTAGCTCTAGTCCAGGCCATTCTCCCAGCATCGCCTCCATAGCAGCCTGCCTTCGTTCTAGAGGAGTTCCCTTTAGTTTAGCAGACCGACGTTTCCACCACCATTCAAAGCGCAAGGCTTCCCTCTTAGATTCAAAGCCCTTAATGTAACACACTCTATACCATCCGCCTGGGACTCTAGATGTTGCTCTAGCACCACCGGATAAGGCACCATTGTGTTGTCTCAGACGACGATCGACATCAACCGTCGCACCAACGTAAGTCCTAGAAGGGGCTAACGTAGTTGCTAAGAGATAAACGAACCAAGGCTTCTCTTGACCCTCTTCTATTTCAGGTTCTTCATGGTCATCCATGATACTAGATAGATTTTCTTATTTAGATTGTAGATGGTGTCTAAGACAAGAAAGATAAGAAAGGCTCCCGAGGAAAGTGCCACTTCTATGCCAGAAGGCACTATGAAGTCCGGATGGGTAATTAAGAAAGCATCTAATGGTGTTCCTCGTTGGCTTCACCGAGAATCCGTAGAACTCAATGGGTTCAAGTTACTCACACTGGATCATGTTGCCAAACATATTGGAGAACCAATTACATTATTTTGCCGTGAATTCAAGGACCAATGGCCATCAAAGAGTGATTGGTCATCAAAGAAAGATTCTACACATTATTCTGTAACATTTACACCCAGTGGAAATGCGAGAGTGGGGTCAAAGATCTTAGATGGATGGTTAAAGTCTAGGAAGCCACCAGTGAAGAAAAATTCCATGTTTTTCATTGACGGCCCAGTGCTCCAAGGGAAGAAATTACTTATTGATGGAGTTCAATTAGATTCCCATGGTCAAAAACTCATGAGTATAAATTTCATGAACACAGAAGTATTTGTAAAGGCTTAGATAGAATGGCGAGTGTTGGTACAGGCGGAGCCAGACTACCAGGAACACCAAGTGTCTTACCCTCAATCGCAAATATCGGAAATTACAAGGCCACCGAAGACTGGTGGTTCATCTTGCCTGCCACCCTCTTCGTAGATACCTTTCTCATCTTTCTCGTCAGATTCATGCCCCAGATCTTCGGACAACCCATTAACGACTGGTATGACCAATTTGGCTTAGCAGCCGTCTTATCAGATGTAGCTATTATCGCTATTGGAATAGGTATTACCCGGTACCTTTACACGTCCTTCTTCATGGAACAAGAGGGCTGGGATATCTTATATTTCATTGCTCTGGCAGTAGTAATCCAGGTAATCCATGACCTCGCCTTTGCGTTTGGTATTATAGCCAAGATTCCTAAAGGACATAATTCAATGATTGATGTCTTTAAGGCCTATGTGGAAGGCGGACCCAAGATTATTTTCGTGGATGCTCTAATGGTAGCAGGGTCTATTGGTATAGCAGCCATGTTGAAAGACCAAGACTTTCATTACACAGTATCCCTTGGTCTAGTGACCAGTTATGCCTTATCCTATATTTTATTTACCAATATTAGATAATATGCCTGAACAAGTTGGTTCAGAAACTCAAGGGAATAATTCACCCTTTAATAAATGTAAAGAGGTAGAAGGTAAACTTTCAACTCTTAAACTTTTAATAAAAAATTTAGAAGATGAATTAGATAAGGCTAAATTATTCGAACGTGGAAAAAATATGATGATGGGATTAATGCGGGAGAAAAGTCGTATAATTGAATTGGAGAAAAAACTTGAAACTCATAGGGATCTTTTAAGATTACTGGAGGAAACATTTACTGAAAGTTGTAGTAAAAACTCTGCAAAACGACTAAGAAACGCGCTTCTTCTAAAGAATAGTCCAGAGACTGCGGATCCCTTCGCCGCAACAGAGAATACTATTAAAAGAATGATAGAAAATTCAAATGGGAAGATATATAAAGAAGAATTGGCATTATTACACTCTCTAAAAACACCTCAAGAAATGACTAATACATATAACTATAATCAAGCCTTTTCAAATAATTATCAAGAAAGAAAGCATGTAGAAAATTTAAGAAAACAGGCAAATAAAATGTATCCATCTGGTGGAAGAAGAACGCGTAAGCGAAGAGGGGCTAGACGTTCGTCTTCACGGAGACGCACATGAGTTGCTGTTCCTGTAAATCCTTCCACTCGATCTTCATTGACAAAGAACCAGATAGACTGTCATCAAAGGGAATTGATGACACTGTATTCAGAGTTCCAGGCATAATAGGACAACCACCAGGGGCCTCCAAGCATAAGTCATTTACAGTAGGTGTTAGAGGAATGAAATTATAGGTTACTGAGTAAGTAGCAGTGCCACCTGCGACTTCACCAGGCACATTCATTGAAAGAAGCAGAGTTGAGTTTTGTCCCTTTATAGGGGGATCTGGAGAAAAACTCATAGAAGTTATATCGAATAGCGCAGTAGCCTTAGAACAATCGGTCACAGATCCGTTTATTCCCATTAGGCTTAGAAACATGGCGAGGAGAATCATTCTATGCTATAATGGCCTTGAACGTTTAAGTTAAACGGATATCCCTATAGAGTTTTTCAAATTCTCTCAAAATATAGTCATTCTTACCAATATGAACACAAGAATCAGATAACTCGTAATTTAGAATACCATCTTCGCGCTTATAAGGCTCAAAGGGATTGAAGAAATAATAGCCATTCTTTTTACACGCAGATTCCAGGAGAAAATTTAAATCACGGGTGAAAATCACTCGATCAGAATTAGATCCAATAAAGGGAAGAGGAGGATTATGTACAGTATGAGTATGATCTTCTGGATCAACTGGTGGAGGGACTGCCACAATGATAATGGCCTTATACTTTGTGAAATGTAGTTTTATTGTTGAACTATATGCTTCTACTAAATCTCTACAAATATCCATGTGATTTCTACCAAGATTAACCTGTTTCGCAATATGTGCTCGAACATCCACCTCTCCAAAGGTAAAACAATATATTGAATTAGTTGAAAGATGACTATGATTAAAATTATGAATCCATCTATTTCTCCCCTGGCTGAACATGGTCTTTCCAAAGCAAAAGAGATTTCTGTGGTCCAAGGTTAAATTGCGAAAGAGAACTCCACCGTGACTATCTCCATAAATAATGAGATTACTCTTGATAACCCTCCCCTCCACATAATCAAAATCCCTGGGATAAACTCGAATTGAGAAATATTCAGAAAAATCCTGATTAAATTTCAGAACATGGGAAAAGCCACTCCATGTAACCATGGCAGTATGAGTATTGAGGGTGTTAAATGTTCCATTGCCCCAGGAAGTCTCTATGACTAAGGATCCAGTGTATGTAATGACAAACTTGATAAATCCAGAATTCCAGGTGAACTTTTTTCCAATAAGATTCTCAAAGGTGAGAGACCCCTGGTAATTCTTTTTCAAGATTGACTCCAGAAATCCACACATTCTAGAATATTTGTGGCCAAAATTTCCAATTGGAAAAGAGAAATGGCAAATTGAGGCAGTTAACTCATTTCCTACAGTATCACTTCCCTCGTACAAGGAGACATGGGGATTTAGTAAAGAGGTATTAAAGAGGGAATCTTTTATCGCGTGAAAATTAATAAATGGTTGATCCATACAATAAGGGGGCTGATTGCCTTCAAGAGTGAAGGTTTCCACATGCAAGCGGATTCTAGAAAATAATTCTTTAATTATTTTTGAATTCAAAAATAAAAGAGTCCCAGAATTTATTCCTGGCGTCTCCCTTTTTATTTCTGAATTTCCAAAATCAAAAAATTGTCCTCCGAAATTCAGAGATTCAATTGTCCCAGATTCAATCCCATAAACGAGAGTATCAAGAGGCAATTGAAATAAGGGAGCCAGGTCACTCTTAATTATAATATCAGTATCTAAATACAAGAGTTTCTCATATCCCTGGAGCTCAGGATAATCAAAGATAAAGAGGCGGGCAC